CTTGGAACCTGGATCTCCTTGGAAACCCTGTAGACCCTGATCTCCTTGCTGCCCCTGTGGCCCGGGTATAGTAGAATCAGCGCCCGGAGGACCTTGGGGGCCTATCTCACCTTGGGGACCCTGTGGGCCTTGCTCTCCCTGGCCGGTTCCACCCGTCACATTTAATGCGATTCTATTGCTTTCACCGTTCAGTGCCGTATCGGATTGTTGAATAATTTCAAAATTATCCCCAATTTCGATCTCTAACATATCTTTAAATCCATGTGTATGTCCAGGACCTAAATAGAATTGCCCCAATGAAATATTTTCTTTGTTGCCTGTCAAAAGTTTCAGTTTCATGGTTTTTTTAAAAAACCCGGGGGAGGTTAATGGTGAAAGGAGGAGGAGATAAAGCCAAGGAGGGCTCCCCCGGGTCATTTATTTATCTCTCTGTCTGCCAAATGCGGCAATAGTCAAGATAGAAATCACCCAATCCTGCTCCGCTATGCTTTGCTCCCATGGCGATGGGCTGAACTGCCAAATTTGCGGCAGTATCCATTGCAAAAGTGGTTGTTGGAGCAAGCCTGTTTCCATCCATGAAAAATCTGACACTCGCAAGGCTGGTGAAATCGATGACAAATCTATGATAAGCATCGAGGACCACAACTTCTCCGGTATCAACTACTCCGCTAACTTTTGTCCCATCATCCGTGCGGATACAGATTCCTAATCCGGAGCCAACTGTCGTGTAGAACCCAATCGCTGCATATTTGGCGATCTCATCGGCGGTAAAACATCTCTGTGAATCAGCACCATAAGAATCATTCTGGACACCCAAATAAATATTTCCATCCAGCGTTGGAGCTATGTGAAGAGCAGCCCGAAATTCAATGACCAGCCCTTTTCCTATGTCCCAAATCTTCTTATCCGCTCCGTAGATACCAACATCTTCAGCTTCATCTGTTACATGGAGATGATAAGCATGGATCCCACCGGAGAGCGCTTTGGTCGAGTCAAGAACTTCAACTTCTGTCCATCGATCCGTGTCCTGCACATCCCACGGCCAGCCATGACGGTCGCTATCGTACCATTTGTTTCCAAACGCCCGGAGAGTCTCCTGAGTGGAATGATCCACCACTTGAAAGAGATTTCCACCAATCGGTCTTGAAAAATAGATTTTCTTAGCCATTTTATTTACCTCCAAAGTTTTAATGCTTCAGGCATATGCCCGAAGGTAAATGTTAAGGGGAGGAATTATCCTCCCCCGTTGAATTATGCCAATGCCGTCACATTCGATCCTGCAACCCGGGGCTCCAGAACGGCGATTGCCGTGAATTGACCCGTAGAAGTCGTTAACGCCAAGGTCAGCCATTCTTCATTGTTCGCCATATCCATTTCGGAGGCATCGATTTCGATGATTAACAAATAATCATCATAGGTGCCATGAGCGAGCGTCAGATCGGCTGATGTAGACCAGGTGTAAACATCAGCATTTGCCGCTTCAGCGGCAGCTCCACCAAGAGCATAGCGAAAGGTGAGGGCGGATGTCTTCGCTCCATTGGTTGCTCCTGAATAAAGCAGGACATGAAGATCAGCCACAGCTAATCCATGAATCTGACAAAGAATGGTAGCACCATGATAATCCCTCATGTTGATCGAATCGGCATCGCCAACCGCTTTGTCACTTGCGAGTGGAACAATTTTTTTTCTCTGTGATAACATTTCACACTTCCTTTCTGAGTCTTTAGACTCGCTTTAATCGGCTAATTGTTATGTGGCCAGTGTAATAAAAGGGCTAACCGTAGCACCACCTGATTTTGGGGTTAATGCTGATGCCCAACCAGGCTGCCCATCATTTCTTGTCACCCACCGATATACCGTCTCGTCGGTCAGAAAACCGAGAGCATTGGTCCAGGCCACTTCAATTCCGCCTTTTTCGATCATGGCATATTGAGAGAGATCGGCGAGCATAATATCGCCTTCTGTTCCAAGAGCCTGGCCACATTCGATTTCAAGCACGGGTTTTCCAAAAATGGTCGAATAAGGAGATCCGCTTGCTCCACCCGGAGGAAGATAAACGGGTGTTCCCAATCCGGGGAATGTCATCTGAAAAAGATCGGGAATAACCGAAGATTCGATCATCCAGACAGAATTTGTTTTAGAGGGTCCGTAACATCTGGCCCACATATTGGTGATGTCGATGTAATCAATATGACCAGCCAGTATTCTGGTGACGGCAATTTTGGCGGCATGATTGACAATCCCAACCATTTGACCCCCGCCAACGCCATTGATGATTTCATCTTCCTTTTTCCGATCGATTGCCTTGGCAAATCCCTCATAAACAAGAGCTGCTAAAGCAGGAGCATCGGCGATTAATTCATCCGTTGACCACCATGCTCCAATCAACTTTTTCAGTTTGAAATCAAATTCTCCAAACTGAGGCTTGCTGGGAAGCTTTGTTCCAGCCTCTTCTAAACGGTAAATGGTGATTCCACCCCAAATCGTTGATACTCTTGTCGTCTCTTTGACGTAGGGAATTTTTAAACCATTTCCCTGAACGGGAATCTTGGTAACCCTTCTGACGACCTCAGACATTTGCTCGGCACGCTTCCAAATCTCGCTTGAAAAATCCTGCTGAACGAGGAAACCGCCGTCTGCCGGAATCGTCTCACTCGAACCTGTCGCGGCGCCCCACATTAGACGAGGATCGACATAGCCGCCAGGCTGACAGGCTTTTTTAATTGCCTTCAATTGTTCTGCAAAAGATTCAAATCTTTTATCTTTTGGCGGAAGACCAGGATGTTTTGCCTGCAATTCATCGAGATGATCGACTCGCGGATCGGGTCGTACGATTGTTTTGTTGGCGGAGAGATTAAGAATGTGTTCGGCATCTCTCATTTCCCGTTCAATCGACAATTCTTTGCTGTATGCAGTGAGATCCTCGGAAATTTTCTTCAATGTTTCGATCTCTTCTGGCGTTAATGCCTGACGCTTTTCGTTAACTGCCTTCTGACGAACAGCCGCAGATTCGGTCCTTCTGTTTTCGATCAATTTTACTAATTCTTCTATTCTGTCCATTTTGAACCTCCGTTTTTTTGTTTTTCTTCGTAATCCATAATTGTGATGTCGATTTGGTTGAGTAAATCTTCCTGCTCCTTTAAAAGAGCATCCTTAGCCTTTTTGATGATATCGGCCTCCGGCCCATCACTCGGAGCGCTTGAAGCGTGTCCGAGGAGATTTCTTACATTTTTTGGAACATTGTTGTAGTGGGAAAGATCAAATTTAGCGTTAATCTCGGCTGGTTTTCCAATCTCCGTCACAAAACCCTTCTCCAATGCCTCTTTTGCTGTCATCCAGGTTTCTTCTGACATCAATTTCGCTATTTCTTCCTCCAGAAGAGGTGTTTTTCTTTTATAAGAAAGAATCATGGCAACTTTTACTTTATCCAAAGATTCAGCCATTTTTCGCATGTCGTTGGCATTTCCCATCGTAGCTCCGAATGGATCGTGAATCATCATTATTCCATTTTCAGCCATGATGATCGATTGTCCCGCCATGGCAATGACTGAAGCGGCGGAGGCTGCAAGACCATCGATATAAACCGTTTTTCTCGCTGTATGTCTATCAATGGCGTTAAAAATAGCCATTCCATCAAAAACGCTTCCGCCAGCGCTGTTGATTCGGACAGAAAGATTTTTTATTTTACCGAGGGCCTTTAAGTCCTCAACAAATTGTTTTGCTCCCGTACCTTCACTAAACCAACTCTCACCAATATCGCCATAGAGAAGGATTTCACCTTCTTCTTCGTTTTTTGCACGGATTTCATAATAAGAATTTTTTGCTTTTGATTCTCCTGCCGCTTCAAATTCATTGGGATAAAGCATCTTTCTCCTCCTTTTTTGAAATAGCTATATTTAAACGCTTTCGGATATCCCCCAGCTCCCTTGTTGTGCGGCTCATGTATTCATAGAGTTTTTTCTGCATTTCTTTGTCTTCTCCGTTTTTTCCATCTTTGTCTGTTTTAATTTTCTTCTCTAATCCATCGGGAACAAGACCGGCTTCGTCGGCTGGTTTCATCGCGCCCTGGATAAGTGGTTCGTCGAGACCTTCAAGGGGATTATAATTTTCTTTTTCTCTTGCTTCATTTCTTGTCATCCAGCCGCTATTAATCCCCGATTGATATGAATTATAACGGGAAAGAGTATCCCCTCTTAATAATCCTTCTACAAGATGTTCAATGGAGACGGTACGCCTTTCCTCTTTGGAAAGAAGTTTAACCATCATCGCCTGTTCTGCAAAAACCATCCAGGGACGAAGACAATAAATAACATGATTGATGCTATCCTGTTCGACATTTGAAAATGTAGATCGCTCCCAATCCTGAAGGAAGTGGGGACTGATATTGAAAATTCGACAAATCTCTTCAATTTGAAATCGTCTTAATCCTAAAAATTCAACATCTTTTAGGGGCATCCCAATTGGTTGAAATTTCAGCCCATGGGTAAGGAAAGCAACCTTTCCAATATTATCCAATCCACCCTGGGCTTCGTACCAATCTGTGAGAAGCTTTTTTATTTTTTCATCACTGATGTCTCCAGTGAATTCAGTGCTCAAGGTTCCCGAGGGCGTAGCATTATTTTTAAAAAGACGAGATTGAAATATCTCTCCGGCCATAGCTAATCCGATGGAATCCCGATGATGCTGGATCACCGAATATCCCATTAATCCATTAAATCCCAATCCTGTTATATGCAAGATTTCCCTTGATGGAAAATCTATAATCTCGCCATTTAAGGGAGAATATTGATAAATAATTTCCTTTTGGGGCCGTGTTACCTTCATTCGAGAAGGATCGAGAGGCCAAAGGGCAAGTGGGGTGCCTCCATAACTCGTCTCAATTTGTGAATAGTGATTACCCCATGTTAATAGATGAGCTTGCAGGGCGGTCCGATATTGAGAAGCCGTCATTTCAGGATTGGGCTGGATATGAAGAAGATCATAAACTGGATGTTTTTTTGCTCTTTCTTTTTTTCTCCCTTTCTGCTCGTAAGTAATAAGCGGAAGGGTGCCGATTGTCTCGGAGATTGATCTTACCGCACACCAAACAGAGGAAAGATTGAGAGATGTATGCTCTGTAATTTCAACTCCTGCCTTTGATAGTTGGCCCGCGATCTGATACCAGTAATTATCCCAAAGAGATGGTTTGGAAGTTCTGCCCGCGGCAGCTTGATAGATTCGATTGATTCTTGCTCTTATGCCCATCAATTAACTCCAAATGCCCGGAGAGTCTCCTGGTAAGAATGATCCACTACCTGTAATATTTACTTTGAGCCCACAATGCGGACAGAAAGTATTGGCTTCTATGTTTTTTCCACAATTTTTACAAATAATTTTTTCTCTCTTTTGAGATTCAGGTTTGCCTTCTTCCGGAATCAGAGATAATTCTTTAATTGATTCTGATACTGAAAGTTCTGTGCCAAGAGAGATGATTCGTGGAAGCGAATCTGGTTTGGGCTGTCTCATGAGGCGATCATAAGCCATGATTGCTGCGGTAATGCCATCGATTCTTCCGTTTGAATGCTTTTTGGATGGCATCACGAAGTTGTTTTTGTCAGTGAGGACCATCATCGAATCAAGATGTGTACGAAGGATAGGATTCCCTCCATGACGGATTTTCCCTGTCGTGATCTTGTCGAGAAATTCTTTCATTGGAGGGGTATAAGTAGTAAAAAGCTGTTTGAATTGCACCATTATGAAGCCTTCTTTTTCCAAATCAAGAGCCATCTGGGTCGCATTCATGGGGTCATAGGCTATTTCTGAGATGTTATAGTGTTTTCGCAGATTGATGATGTCTGCTCTTACGATATCATAATCGATGAGTTTGCCAGGGATCCCGTTGATCAATCCTTGTTTGATCCAGATATCGTAAGGGAGATGATCGGTTTGGATTTTTTTCTCCAAATTCTCCAATGGCATCCAGAAGTGAGGAAGAATATCGATTATTCCATCACCATTTTGAGACTCAAAGATAAGAACGCAAGCAGTTATGTCGGTGGTCCAGGAAAGATCGAGACCACAATAACACTTACGTGAAAAAAGGGTTTCATAAAGAAGAGAAATCCCACATTTGTCCCAATCAGCGGTAGAAACGAATTTGGTCTCCTGGGAAGTCCACTGATTCAGCCTAAGACGACGAAAAACATTCTCTTTGGCCGGATTTTCTTTGGCTTTTTTATAATCTTCTTTTAGGTTTTCGATGGTGAAGATGTGACCAAGGGCAGGATTGGCGAGTTTCCAGTTTGCTTCATCTTCCCAACTCACGTCATCCGGTACGGAATAAATAATACCCAGAAAGGAAGGATCATTTTCGGGGTTGACCATCGCCTTGAGCGCCCGTTGATGTACCTCAAAACAGATGGAATTACGATCCCATCCGGCAGTCGTCAAATAAATAAAAAGAGGCTGTGCGCGGGCAGCGCCCGAGCCCTCAGTAAGAACATCGAAAAGATTCCGGTTCTGCTGAGCATGCAATTCATCAAAGATAAGAGTCGAAATATTACGGCCATGCTGGGTTCCACTGTCTTTGCTAACCACTTCGAGGTATCCGGATTCTTTAACATAAATGATTTTTTTCTGACTTTTTAAAATTTTAAGACAATCAGAGAGTGCCTTTCTTTGGTTCACCATCCGCTCGGCGGCCTCAAAACATTTCTTGGCCTGCACTCGATCTTTTGCGGCAAGTAGAACCTCCGGAGCCCCTTCATTATCCGCGATAAGACAATAAAGGCCGATACCGGCACCTAATTCTGTTTTTCCATTCTTCTTGGCGATTTCCAAAAGGCATTCTTTGTATTGTCGAAGGCCGTCATCTTTGAGTGTACCAAAAAGACGATCAATAAAATCGATCTGCCAATCTACCCATTGCCATTTTTGGCCTTTCCATCTACCTTCGGTGTGCGTAATATATCGGTCAAAGAATTTCTTGACCCGTTCGGCTCCCTTAAGTTTCATTAAGCCGGAATCTTTAAATCGTACCCAAATCTTTGGGGTCCGATCTATTCTTTCACCCCGAAGATGTTGAGTGATCTGCTTTTTATTGTATCCCTGTAGGCCCTCGATGGCTATTGCCTCTTGAGATTTTCGCTTCCTTCCAGCCCTGGATTGTTTCTCTTCTGGGAGATCTGTATCCCGATAAAGAATGCCTGATGTTTGATCGGTAATTTCGTTAATTACAGATTGTTGTTCTTTGGTTTGATCAAAAGAGGGCGGCTTAGAAACTACAATCTCGGATTTTCTCTTGCGCCCTGGTCGTACAATCCCGTTTTCATCGGGTAACTTCTTTGCGGCTTCGACTCTTGCGTGGAATTCGGGTGATCTATGTTTTGGCATTTTAAATTAACCCAACCTCATAATATCTCTCTAAAATTTAATATAGTTAATATTCCTATGGGATTACTATGGATTTACTAAAACCGTTTTCCTTGC